TTGGGTAGGCTCCGCGCCACGGGATGAACGGGAACTCGACGAACCAGTCGAGTGGCTCGCGGCTGTCGTCCTCTTCGTCCCAGTTGCGGTAGATCGCGAGCACTTTGCTCGATGGCTTGTCGATCGTGATGATGTACGGCGCGTTGCCGTTACCCTCGACGTCGGCGATGACGTGGCACTCAAACACGGTGCGCAGTCCATCTTCGTTGTAGCTGGTGTCGCTGCGGCCCTCGATCTTGTCGTTGGCCACGTCGGCTGCCGAGCGCTCAGGCTCTTGACCGGCTGGCGTCAGGTCGACGTCGCGGTACATGCCGCTCTCGACGCGCTGCTCGTAGTCGAGCTGCGTCAGGTACTGGACGTGCGTCTTGCGCTGCGCGGTGTAGAAGTTGGTCGCCGCAAATGGCAGGTACATGTCGTCGATCATGACGGCAAGGAAGCCGGGGCGGTTGCGCGCCTCGTCCCACGACATCTTGAGGTACTGCGCGCCGCCGAGTGGCACCTGCGTCAGTAGCTGCTCAAGCTCGGAGCGGAACTCTTGGCTCTGCACGGTGAGCTGCCAGTTCATCAGCGACGTCTTGCGCTTCGCCTTCTGGATCTTCTTGATCGTGACTTCGCCCTCGATCAGATCTTTCGCTGGGCCCTGCGGCGGCAGCAGCTCCTTGATGGCACGCGACGCGAAGTCGATGCACGCCTCGGTCATCATCGGGTGGACGACCTTCGATGCGCCGTTGAACTGCGCGCCGCCGGGCGCGTCGTCACCGAGACCGGTGCGGCGGATGCCCTCCTCGTACTGCTCGTCGCGCTTCTTGCGCGCCTCCTTGTCACGGCTGATCAGTTCGAGGAACTTCGACGCCAGTGACTTTAGGTCCGGTTCGGGCATAGTCTCGGCGAGGTTGTCGTAGAAGCTGCTCTCGCCTGCGGCTGGTCCGTTCTCGTCGAGCGTGACGATCGCGCCACCGTCCTCGGTGTCCTCAACGTCGGTCACGTCCTCGCCGTCGAACTCAACGACTTCGCCCTCGATGATGTCTTCGTCTTCGATCATTGCCTAATCCTTATTGCCCATACGGGTTCTGTATCACCTTCGGCGGTGGTTTGTCCATTTCTTGCTTCTTGTCGACCAGAGAGCCGAGCATGCCCTTGTCCATCATGAGCCGCATCGCCTGCGTCGTGCTGTCCACGAAGTCGTCGTGCTTGATGCTGCCCTTGCCGCTGAACGAGCAGAGCTGCGCCACCAGCGGGTCGGCCCAGACGCGCGGCTTGCCGGGGAACTTGTCGCTCTCAGGCAGGAACACCCTGCGCCGTGCGAACACGGGGCTGACCACATGCAGGCGCGCCAGCTTGTCTGCCCGTCCGGGGTTGTAGGCGTGCGCCAGTATCCCCTCGCGTTCGAGCATCTGTCTCAAGCTGATGCCGCTCCCCTTGTCCTCGATCAGCAGGATGTCTGGCTTGCGCCCCGACGTCAGCGGCTTCGCGCTACCGTACATGGGCTTGATCAACGCGACGTCCTGATCGTCGCCATACGCCGTGTTCATTTCCTTCTTCACGCGCTTGATCAGGTCGGGCATGCCGAGCTGCTCCTGCCAGCAGTCGAGCAGCAGGGCGTAGCCCTTGCCGTCGTGCTGGAACACGCCCCAGACGCTGCACGCCGTGTAGTCGGCGTCGCCGCTCTTCTTGTCGCGGGTCGCCTCGGTGTACGCGGTGTCGAGTGACATGATGATCCAGTCGAACGCGGGCAGCGGCTTCTTCGCGGGCCAGAGCTTGAGCCAGCTCTTCTTGATGATAGCGTTCTCGCTTGGGTCCAGCAGCTCCCCGTGGATCTCCTGACGCCCGATGGTTGTACCCTCGTATGCCTCCAAGCTCTCGAAGAACCGATCGGGCAGGTTGTCGCGGTTGTCGAACGTCGAGCCGGTGATGATGGTGCGGCCCTGCTTCGGGATGATCAGCTTGCGCACCAGCTCGACGGGGCGCGGCGTCGTCGTCCACAGCACCTGCGGCTTCGCGCCGAGGCGCAGGCCCATCATGGCCATGTCCCACGTCTCTTCGGCGTTCTGCCACGCGGCCAGCTCGTCGCACCAAATGAACTGGTGCTGCGGCCCGCGCAGACGTGCGGGCTTCTCGCTCGTGAAGCCACGGATTTTCGTGCCGTTCTTCATCTCAAGGAGAAGATCCGTGCTGTTGTACTTCTTGATTAACCCTTGGGGTATGACGTTGAGCAGGCCGCTCTCGCCCTGAAAGCAGACCTTGTCGACGTCGGCATAGGTTGGCGCGATCACGGCGCAGTAGGTGTTGCGGTGTAGGGCGGCTTTGGCCCCCAGCCATTCAGCCCCGATGCGGGTCTTGCCGTAACCGCGACCCGCCATGTAGCCGTACTCGCTGAAGTCGGCGGCGGGGATCTGTTCGGGTCGCGCCATCTTCGCCCAGCGCACCTGCCAGTCGACAAGGAGGCGCGTCTTCGGCGGCATGGCTTCCGCGTCGGCGGTCTTGAGGTGGACTGCCTCAGCCATGGTTGCGGTACAGCGTCAGCGTTTCGCGCAGCTCGGCATTGGCTGCGCGGATCTTGTCGTATCGCTCGTTGGCCAGATGCAGCGCGTGGTTGAGCGCGTACTGCTCGGTCGCGTGGTGCTCGGCTGCGGCCTCAAGTTCGCGGATGCGTCGCCACGGGTTAACGAACAGGCGCGGGATCATTTACTGTTACGCTTCGCGGCCAGTATGGTCTCGGTGAAGAAGGCCGCCAAGGCGTCTGCTTCAGGCGCGTCTTCATCGTCGATGGTCTTGTCTTTCGTGTTGCCGTCGCCGTATTTGTTCGGGCTCCACTTGGCCAGCAGCTTGAGGCGGAACTCTGCGCGGTTCTTTGCCCACGCGACGGCGGCGCTGTCGATGCGCGTCGTGGACGTCTTGCCGTCACCGTCGGTCTGCACGATGCGCTCCGGCTCGGCGTCGATGATGTCGAGTGCGTCGTCGGCGATGACGTCCGCGCCAACCTCTCTAGCTTCCGCGTATGCGATGCGAAGACCTTCGTCCTCGCGGACCCACTGGCTCCACGCAGTCGGATGAAACTTCAAGTCGCGTGAAATCGACGACAACGTCTCGCCGAGGGCGATGCGTGACAGCACCTCCTCAGTCAACTTACCTGTCTTCTTTGCCGGGTACGGCATATGTCTGCATGCTCCGTTCGGTTACACAGTGCTACCAGTTATCACCCACAGATAACCGCATTCTCACCCACATGCAAGGGGTAGCTCGACTGAGCTATTCCAAATCACCCAGCCGAGCCTCCGCCATCAACACCAAACAGGCTCTCGCTGTCAAAGCAAATCGGAGCCATCCGCTGGGCCCTTCAACATATCCTCTACGGCTCTAGCCAATACACTGCGGTTAAGCAGCAACGGCAGATCCGCGTGGCGGCTGAACCGCTGACCGTTCCAACCCAGCCAATAGTTCGCCTTGCCCTGCGCCCTGCCATCCGCCACGACTTTGACCGACGACCACTCGGTCAGCGGATCAGGCCGGATGTAAACAAACCACGTACCATCATCCTCTACCGACCCAAGGAAATCCCAGTCATCGGTTTTCGGTTTGTTTCCGAGGTATCTCTTCATTTTTCTAAACCCCTAGTGAGTAACATCTGTTCGACTATCACAACACATCACGCAGCGCAACGCATCATGCAGCGGGAAAGAGTTCCGAGGGTGATCAACGCATCACGGAAAAAGTGCAGCGCATCACAGCATCTGCTCGGTGCAGCATTTGCAGCAGGTGGGGGCCTTCTTTTAGAAGGCTCCCCCTAATGCTGCATAAATGCTGCATTTCTCCGAGCTGCACCATTTGCAACATGAGGCTTAATGCTGCAAATGGTGCATGTTGCAGGGGTATGAAAATATTTTTATTAGGGGGCTTGCAATGCCTGATTGCATCTGCCATATACTATCTATCAGTAACGCAAACGGAGTAACGAAAATGACCACACGCATCGCACCCGGTCTCTACACCCTCTGGTTCAACGGCGTTGAATACGACGTCGAGATTGATCAGCACGGCCTGTGGAACACTTACTATTTCGACAATAACGCACGCCTGTACATGCAGACATACCGTACCAAGCGCGCCGCCATCGCTGGCATCACCGCATAACTATCAGCAACACAGGAGCACATCATGTTAATCGACCTACAACACCGCAACACAGACAGCCACGAGTGGGAGCTAGTCGCCACCTTCCGCTACTCGCACATGGCCGTCGAAGCGGCCCGCGCCTTCAGCAAGTGGGACCAACGCACATACCGCGTCCTCGACAAACGCTTTCCCGACGAGGGCATCGAGATCACGCTCATCTCCAACGGGGAGGTGCAAGCATGATCCGTCCAACCCTTAACATCAACGGCACCGACGCCTTTGACCTCATCAACCCACGCCGCAATGCGATGGCTCTTATCGACGAGGTCATCGACGCGCTCAAGCAGGTCACGCCTAATGGCCGCGACTACATCTGCGACCGCGACCGGCTCATTGCCGATCGCGACACCCACTTCGACCGCATCGCCGCGCTGCACACGCTGCGCAACGAGCTGCTCGACGAGGCCCTACACATCCAGCAACAGGGGAGGGTGGCAGCGTGACCCTCTTGCACATCGCATCGACCCTCTTCTTTTTGGCCGTCCTCGCCTTCACCATCATCGCAATCGTCAAGACACTGACAGGAGAATGGAAATGATCCGTCTGCCGACTGAAGACCGCATCTTGTCGATCCCGCTTGCACGCTCTGGCGAGTTCGACCTGACACCGCCAGAGATGCAGCGCACGCGCCGCCTCATCTACTCGCTCAACAAGAGCCACGTCCACGGATGGCGCTGGCGCACCATGCGCGAGAACAACACGCTTCTTGTATGGAGGATCAAATGACCATCACCGAGGACACACCCGAAGGTGGCCCAGAGGAGCTTCAGTGGAAGATCGACCGGCTGATCGAGCAGGTCGAGCGGCACGCCGCCGAGCTGACACGCGTGACCGGCATCAAGAACGGTCTGGCAAAGGAAGTTGACGAGCTGGACAGGCGCTTCGACACCCTGACCTCGCGCCTGACCGTCGGCGTCCTGCGCAAGGCTGGCTACACCGTCAAGATCGAGGAGGCCGAGTTCTGCGAAGCCTGCGGCGAGGAATTTTAAGGAGCAGCGTGATGGCTAAAACCTTCCCTTCAGACATAACACCCGGACACCTTTTGACTAATTTTATAGATACTTTGAAAAGGACGTCCGGGATATCCCGACGTGACTTTAAAGCGCTACGTAGCCGTATAGATATGGCCGCAACGCGAGGGGTTAAGTTTATAGCCCCCGATGCCCCTGAAATTGACAAAAGCAAACATATGGAAATGGAAGACTTCCGCCCACCTTACCCAGTCACTGTATGGGAAGGTGAGCTGTTTGACCACGGTGGTGTTGGGCTGATCGTAATCGCGCGTGACGCTGGCAATAGTGTGGAACTTAATTTTGTCACAACAACCAGTGAGGCTATGCGAGCCTTTACCGACCAAAACGGTATCGACGGCGTAGGTCAGTGGATTATCTCTCCATTGACGTGTCGCATCCCGTACAGCGGCCATTTTACCACCCTTGCCGACGCCGGAAAGATGGAGGTGCTAATGCCTGATCGCATGGGCCGCGCCGAGGTTGAAAACAGTTTCGAAACGTACTGGCCTTACGTCTACTTCTATACAGCCGTCTGCCAGATCTTGACAAACCACAACGTCACCACGGAGGACATCGAGCCCGACGCTAAGGCGGCGCGGTCACGCCGCATCAGGGGCAAGGCCCCTCTGTACACGTACAAGACGCTGACCATCGGCGCGCCTAAGGCGCGGCAGGTCGTCAGAGGCGGTGGCACGCACGCATCGCCGCGATCGCACCTGCGCCGTGGCTTCTACCGCACCAGCCCGAAGGGCGTGCGGCACTGGGTCAACGCGACGATGGTCATGGGTGAGACACCCGGCTTCGTCCACAAGGATTATCAAGTAGAAGGAGGACTGAAATGAAGAAATGGTTAGCACGCAAACTCTTTGATATAGCCATCTGGCTCGACTGGGATGAGGCTGTCATAGTCTCTGAGGCTATGTCGGTTACTCGGTTCAAGATCGCACTGGATGCGCTGACAGCACCGCGCAAGCCGGGCCGCCCACTGGGCAGCAAGGACAAGAAACCGCGCAAGCGTCAGGTGAAGCCATGAGCGAGCGCGCGCTGTTCTTTTTCATCGTAGGCGTCGGCCTGCTGACGACCTACCTCATGTTGACCGCCCCTGAGCTCACCGCACAGGATCGAAAAGAGATGGAGGAAGACTGGTGGGACTGATACGCCGCCTCATCGACTGGGCGATCGCCCGCATGTTCAAAGACCAAAAGGATTGGGATCAATGATTAAGCCAGACCTTATCTGCCGGGACAACATTCTGATGCCCTCGCAGCTTCAGTTCGTACAGCCAGAGACCGGCGCGATCGTCGCAACGGTCAACGCCGGAACGGAAGAAGGCAAGTACACGGTGGCCGCCATGTTTATCGGCTACGAGAAGGTGGGCTACAAGATTAAGGACGAGACGCACCTTGTCACAACGTCTGAGGGCGACGAGCTGCCGCAGGTGACGATATGACCAATGACAAAGACAGCGAAGACGCACTGACTATCGCCTACTTGTTAGGCGTTAAGCACGGCAGAGCTGAGCAGAACACACAGACCGATGCGCTCAAGGCAGAAATCGAGCGGCTGCGGGAGATTGTCTACCGTTACGTTGACCCGTTTGACGTAGTGCCAGAAGACGAAGATTTTGTGCAAGCCGCCCAACGAGCAGCACTGGAACAAATAAAATGACCCTGCGCCAATTCCTGCAAGATAATTTCGGCTGGGACATTTACGACTGGGCCGACGAGATTAGATTTTAAAGGAGAAGTAATATGATTACCGCAGAAGACGCAATGAGGCAGGCCCACATGACAGCCAGCCTGTACGCATACGAGGCATCAGTAGCCTTCGAGAAGATCTTCGGCTTTCCGGCAGAGGACGAACCCCAAGCCGCCGCCATCTTCATCGGCCAGTACATGCGTACCGCAGCTCACGACTTCGATGTCGCCATGCGGGAGCGCGGCGAATGCCCATAGTAAGACGATCCGCAATGACGTGGACGCCGGAGAAGGATGCCGAGCTGCTGGCTTATTATGAGCATGGCTTGAGGCCATCCTACATGGCGGAGCGAATGGGGCTGACGGTTGCTTCCGTAGAGGGCCGCTATCACAAACTAAAGAGGGCACGAAAGACATGAGCAGCAGAAACCTACCACACCACCTCTATGTCTATGTGGACAGCTCGTTCATACGCAAGGACGGCAAAGGCTTCGAGCCTGCCGTCTGGTTCGCGCTGCGCTCGACGCCGAACCGCGCATGGGGCTGCCACGTCATGCTTGAGTGCGGCGCAGTCTACCGCAACGTGCCGCCGCATGCGATAGCGTTCAGCAACAGCCCAGACTATTACTGGACACTGCCACAGGCGCAGGTCTGGGACTGCTACGGCACCGAGTTCGATGTCATACGTTACGACTATCTGGCCGACCTAGAGGCCCGCTACGATGGCGGCGATGATAAGGCGACGTGCCTGTTCACCGCCTGCCCACACAGCGATGGGTTCAGCGCCGCGCCAGAGCAGAGCAAGGAGTTCATGTTCATGCGGACGACAGGCGACCGACTGTTGATCAGGCCGACGAACATGGTTCTGTTCGAGGAGCGCAGCTTCACCGAAGACAGCGGCTGGCCGACTGACATCAAGACATCGACGCAGGTATGGCGGGCAGAGTGAGGGACGAAGGGGCAATGACCAACCCAATTCAAACTAAGCGTATTGAGATGGCGGACAAACGTAAGGGCAGAAGTTGCTTCTACTTTTCGGGGAGCAGGTCTGGCCGCATTTCGTGGGCTGACTGGTTTTATATACGGGAGAAACGAAATGACCGAGGTATATCTTAAAAAGATACGTCAAGACGAATGTCCATCATGCGGCAAAGCCCTCCGCAAGAGCGGGAAACAGTACGGCATCCGAAAGGGTCGAGCCTACAAAATCCGCGTCATTAACGGCGTCCCGTTCATCACAAGAATATTATGAACGAAATGTTTCGATAGCTATTGCAATGCCTGATTGCATCGACTAGGGATTGTTTATCAGCAACACGGAGACAACAAATGGAAAACCCCGACTACACCGAACGCCAGATCAACGAAGCCCTCAAGGCGCACACGCAGCTCGACATCACCGTCATGTGGGACGGCTACGAGCCAGAGCGCGGCGGGACGGCGGACTTCGAAGTCTACCTCGACGGCGACACGACCGATCTGGTGGTCTGGGACCACGGGACTTCTTTTGACATCTACGCACGCACAGGCGAGCGCCACTACACCTCAAAGGGTTGGGCTGGTAACTACAAGAAGCTGGCCGCCAACCTCACCAACATCATTCAAGAGGCGATCATCGCCGGAGAAATGGGAGAGTACGCATGAACATAATTTGGCCATGGGCCGCCCGCAAGGTGATCGACGCCTACAAGTTAGACGCCGACCGTCTGGACGCCATGAACTCTCGGCTTGAGAAAAAGCTGAAAGAGAGCGAGTTGCATCAGCGCATACTGCGCACCGAGCTTGAGCGTCTGCAAGATCTGCTCAAGAAAGCCCACTTCCGCAATCCGAAAACAGGCCGTATTGGTCGCAAGGGGGAGCGGTTCAAATGATACGGGATCTCAAAGCCATCCACGCCGAGGCCCGCAAGGTCTTCACCAAGCGCGACAAGCTCGAAGCCGAGCTGCGCGCCCTCAACAACCAGATTAACCAGCTCAAGGCCGAGCACATGGTCATCACCCGCGTCTGGGGCCTCCGTGAGGAAAGTTTCAGGCAAGAGACAACGAAAGTAGCCGCATGACCACCAAGGAAGAACGTATCGCCGCCATTGATCTCGCCATCGAGCGAGGCGGCGGCATCGTCAAGTTTTGCAAGCGCATGGGCGTGAGCCATCAGGCCGTCTATGCGTGGAAAAGTCGCGGCTGGGCACCCGTGGAGAAGGCCATCATCTTGGAGGCCGTCTTTGCTATCCCTCGATCGGACCTCATGAACCCTGACCTCATGCGCGCCCTGAACACGCCAACCGCAAGCGCGGATTTACTATGAGGTACGGTTCCGTTTGCAGCGGCATTGAGGCCGCGACTGCCGCATGGCATCACATGGGCTGGGAAGCAGCTTTCTTTTCCGAGATTGAAAAGTTCCCCTGCGCCGTACTTCAACACCATTATCCCGACGTGCCATTGCACGGCGATTTCACAACGATAGAGAAAAACCAATATGGAAAGATCGACCTCCTCGTCGGCGGCACACCCTGCCAGTCATTCAGCGTCGCAGGATTGCGAGGCGGTCTGGACGACGACCGTGGTAACCTTGCGCTCGAATTTTGCCGACTTGCTCAAAGAGAGCAACCTCGCTGGATTGTCTGGGAAAATGTCCCCGGTGTCCTGTCATCGAACGGAGGACGGGACTTTGGTTCCATCCTCGGGGCGCTGGAAGACCTCGGGTATGGTCTCGCGTACCGAGTGCTTGACGCTCAGTACTTCGGAGTGGCCCAAAGACGCCGCCGTGTGTTCGTTGTCGGATACCTTGGAGACTGGCGACCTGCCGCAGCGGTTCTCTTTGAGCGCCACAGCATGTCAGGGCATCCTGCGCCGAGCCGACCGGCGCGGCAAGAAGCTACCGTTGAGGCTGCAACGGGCACTGGAGGCGGTGGCGGCGACGGAGGGGCACGACCTGATCTAGCAGGGCCGCTGACGGCTGGCATGCACAAGGGGCCACGCGGCACTGAGGCTGTGGAGAGCGGCCACGTTGTTGCCAGCACCTTCAACGAGGACGGCACTGCGCGGACGTTGA